CGTTATTGCCATGATTGCAGCAGCTAACCTTAAGGAAATGTGGGGCCCGTTCCAGTTCTACGTTTCTTATGCAGCCATGTCCAATCTGGGCAATGACTTCAAGGCCAACAGTGACAAGACTATCCTTCAGCGCGTTATGGAAATTCCTGGTGTTGGTGGTATCAAAGCTTCCTATTATGTCACTGGTACGAATGTGTTTGCTGTTCAGATGACATCTGATGTTATTGATGTTATCGATGGTGTTCAGCCTACCACAGTTCAGTGGGACGATCAGGGCGGTATGATCAAGAACTTCAAGGTTCTTGCTATCATGGTTCCGCGCATCAAGGCAACTCAGACCAACCAGAGCGGTATTATTCACTACTCCTAATGGATAGTGTTATACTGACTAACAATTAGGAGATTGTAATGGATACATACGTATTGAAGGCAGGTCTTGAACATAATGGCTTTGACAAAGACGGCGAACGCAAAGTCTTTGTTGGTGGCGATTCTGTTGAACTGACCGAATCTCAGGCAGAAGCATTCAAGGACAAGTTTGAATCTGATGCCGACATTAAGGCACGTCTGGTCGCTGAAGCTGAGTCTGCACGATTGCAGGATGAAGTAGATGCATTGCGTGCTGAACTTGATGCAATCAAGGCTAAGGCACCTGATGCTCCTAAGACTACGGCACCGAATACTACCCAGGCTCCTGTAGTCAAGTAACAAAGTAATAAGGTGGGCTGAAAGATGACTGTAACAGTTGCTAACCTACGGACAGTATTGCGAATCACATCAACATCGGTTGTTTCCGATAATGATCTGACTTTCTTTATTGATCAAGCAGGTTTAGTAATTGCTGAAGATCTTGCCGGAATAACTCTTTCATCAGGGCGTTCCGACATGATTCAAGTCTATCTTGCAGCCCACCTTGCTACCCTTGCAATTGATAAAGGTGGCTTAGTACATCAGAAGGTTGGTGACTCTGAAGAGCGTTATCAGCCTATATCTGAAAAGGCTCTCGGATTGAATACCACCAAATTTGGACAGACTGCGATATCACTTGATTCTTCAGGCACTTTGTCCAAACTTGCTGGTCCTTCAAAGAAAGCATTGTTTGAGGTTATCTAATGGTTCTAGCAGCGAATACCTATCAACAGGATGCGACATATTGGGGCTCTCCACAGCAATCAAACTTTGGAGGGTATGTTTTTGCTGCACCTGTTGCTAAGAAGGTTCGTTGGGAGAATGCAGTTGAACGTTATACGGATATGCAAGGTGATGAGTTAATATCCAAAGCCATTGTATATACACTCTTTGAACCTGTTGTTGGTGGGTATTTATTCTTCGGAACTTCAGTTGCAGCATCCCCAGAAGGACTTACTGGTGCACATGTTATCCGTCGGGTAGATACAAATACAGACTTACGTAACCTACACCAAACATATAAGGTATGGCTATAATGGCACGGTCTTTCAAAGCACATGTTGGAGGTGTAAGGAACTCAAACCAGTCTGCAAGACGCGCAATGAAGGAAGTAATTGCTAGGTATGAAAAGCTGATAGTACACATTGAAAATGTAACTCCGGAAGTTCTATTTGATGCGTTAGAGCCTACATTTTATACCAGCTTAGTATATGTACCCAAAGACACTGGTGATTTATCTCAAAGTGGGTATATTGAAATTGTTGATGGATCTTATGGTAAAAGAGTTGAAATGGGTTACGGTAAAGGTGGTGACCCAGATTATGCAGTGGCTGTGCATGAAAATATGGAATGGCGTCATAGATGGCCAACCCGTGCGAAGTTTCTCCAGTCGGCACTTGAAGAAGACGAGCAAGAGATTCAGGCTAGAATTGTTGAAGGTTTACAGAAGGTATTCAAATAATGTCATCACCTTCAAAGCATATGGCAGAATTGCTTGTATCTAAAGGTTATCTATGGGGAGATGCAGTCAGTGGATCCCTTGATTACCGTATTTGGATTGGTAAACAGCCTGAAAACAACACGTACAATAGAGCCATAACGCTTTATGATACGGGAGGTAAAAACAGTAATCCACGTTGGTTATTGGATTATCCTTCGGTGCAAGTAAGAGTTCGAGGAGGACCTTCAGATTACGAGCATGCACAATTGAAGGCTAGAGAAGCTAGGGATTATGTATTAGGTATACCTAGCTATACAGCTTTAAATGGTGATCGAATCGTTCATGTGAATGCAATAGGTGACGTAGCATTTACTGGATGGGATCAGAATCAAAGGCCAGAATTTGTATTTAACCTGGCATTGATTGTTGAGCCGGCAACTAACGCAGCAACCAATAGAGACCCACTCTAAGGAGCATTGAGATGGCAAAACGAGTACAAACTTCTGCCGACGACATTACATATTACACTTTGCCGGGTAATACTGGTGAACTGCGTAATGAAGCAGGCGACCTTACTGATACCATTTTCGGCCAGGACTTTGAGTCCAATGAAAGCGGTTTGATTTCAGCAACACTTAATGCAAACGCTTTGTTTAAAGGCTTTGCAGGTTATGTTGTATCACTTAAAAAGGGTGGTACTCCAATCGTGATGACTGCTGAAGCATGTTCACTCGTATCTGGTAAGACCTATCAGATCACAGCACCAGCAAAACGTATCATTGATACCAATACGGCTGTTCAAGTTTTCGGCAATGCTATCGCAATTGCGAATGCTAACATCTTGAACATCGACTGGCTCAATGGTACGGTTACATTCCAGGCAGCTTATACACCCACTGCACCAATTACGATTACGGGTAAGTACGTTCCGACTACCGAAATTGCAAATGCTAAAACCTTCTCACTTAGCATGACTGCTGCTGCAAACGATAAGACTACAATCGATGTTGCACGTGCAAACGGTGGTTTCCGTACTTTCGAAGCAGGTCTTAAGTCGGTCAATATAGAATTGTCTGGTCTTTATGCTCTTACCAATGGATATCGTGCTGCTCTCGTTGCGCGTACACCAATCATTGTTGAAATCAATCCTGACAATGGTGGTCTTTCAATTGCACGTGGCCTGTTCAAGTATAACAGTCAAGGACTGAATGGTGATGTAGGCGCACTTGAAGAAGAAACCATTTCTCTTCGCTTGAATGTGCTTCAGGATCCTGTATCCAATGTTCCTTGGTTGTATCCTTTCAACTGGTATCATGCAGCTACAACATTGCATACATCAGTTGTTAACTGTCTTAATGCATGGCAGGCTGGCTCAAAAATGTATGTGAAGTATCTTCCGGATGGTTTAACAGGTATTAAGTCTGATGCATTTGTAACCGATATTTCACTTGCTGGTGGCTTAGAAGCCATGAATGAATTCACTGCTAATTTCCAGCTTAGCGGTGCAGGCACCATCATCTAACAAGGTGATATAAAACTTAACCCTACATGATATTGGAGACTATCATGACTGACATATCTAAAGTTACTGTTGAAGCTGAAGCCGGAGTGATTAAGAAGCCTACTCGCCAGGAATTACGTGATTCGGTATTCTCAAGTGCAAATACTGTGATTAAGACGGAACGGTTTGATTTCAATGGCATCACTGTTGAACTCAAACAGCCATCTGTAGCCCAGATTGCACAGTTGCAGAACAATGACAAAAACTTCGTTGTCCAAGTTCTTATTCACTTCGGTTACATTCCCGATACCTTTGAAACCATCTTTGAAGATGCTGACTATGATTCGCTGGTTGCTATGCCCGCCAATGATAGTTTCAATCGCCTTACTGCAGCTGTAAACAAGCTGTTCAATAGTGAGGTCGACGACAAGGTAAAAAAATAAAAGCCAATCCACTTCAATGGAATATGATGTTCATTGCATATGAACTGAAAATGCCATTACACGAAGTGGGTGCCATGAGTCCTGATCAACTAGGTTATTGGTTAGCGTTTTTTCAGATCAAGAACGAAAAAGCAAAAGCCAGTTCAAAAGCTAGTAGGTCAGGACCCAAAGGCAGACGCAATACGGCTGAAACAAATGATTGAAGTTTCTGGTGCTGGAGGCATAATATGATTAGGTTAGGTGATGTAAACTTTAACTTAGGTGCTGATACCAGAAATCTTCAATCATCTGTTCAGACATTAAATGCATTCGGTCGTACTGTTGATCAAGTAGCATCTAATACCAATAAGGCAGCTAGAACTGTTGAAGCTGCAATGCGTCGTCAAGAAAAGGCTGTTACTGATGCCTTTAATCGTACCCTTGCGCTTAACCAACAGATGCGTAAGACTCAAGGTACTGAAACATTTGCCAATCAGGCAGCATCGGCATTCCGCAATTTAAATAACGTGATGACTAATGGAGCTATGTCAGCTCTACAGTATCAGCGCGCTATGGAACAATTTAAAGCATCTATAGGCAACGTTCAACGTGGTTTTCGGGATCACGCAGTTGCCCAAAAAGGTGCACAGGGAGCCAATAAGAACTTTATTGAAGCTCTGCAGGATCTTTCAAACGGTTTGGTTCTTATTCAAGGTCCATTAGGTGGCTTTGCTACTCGTATGGCTTCCATTACTGCACTCATGAAACGAGGTGGTTGGGAAGTTGCTGCATTCGTAGGTGGCTTAGCTGCTGGTGGATTAACTGCATATAAGTTTGGTGATACCGTTCTTGATGCTGGTAAGAAGATGAATTCCTTCTTAAGCCAGTTAACAGCTGTTAGCGGATCCACTACTGTTGCCCAACATGAAATGGGCAGTATTATTGATATTGCACGTAGAACAGGTGTTTCAATTGAAGCTCTTGCACCTGCGTATGCTAAATTCAATGTTGCAGCTGAAGGTACTGGAATAACTGCCAAACAGACTTCAGAAGCCTTTTATACCGTCGCTGCAGCCTCGGCTAAGTTACAATTAGACACTGAAACTACAGCTGGCGTATTTAAAGCGCTGGAACAGATTATGTCTAAGGGTACTGTACAGGCTGAAGAATTAAGAGGTCAGTTAGGTGACCGACTTCCTGGTGCTTTCCAAATGGCAGCTCGTGCTATGGGAGTCACTACGGCTAAACTCGGCGAAATGATGAAAAAGGGTGAAGTCTTATCAGCAGACTTTATGCCTAAGTTTATTGCCGAGATGCAGAAGACATTCAATATCACAACTGCACCAATTGATAACTATACAGCAGCCCTAAACAATCAAGGCAATGCTTGGTTTCAATTACGTGCAGAACTTGACAAGCAATTAGGTGTTACTGAAAAGGTAATTGCCTTCTATAAAGCCACTACTCGTGTATTAGATGGCGTACGTGAAAATTTAGACAAGATCAAGATTGCGGCAGCTTTAGTAGGCTCTGCACTTTTAGGTATGATTGCTCCTGGTGTAATATCTGGATTCGTTACACTTATTGCATGGATGGGTAGAGCTACCATGTCCATGATGACTTTTAATGCTGTAACACTTGCAAATCCATTAATTCGTTTTGGAGCCATGATGGCTCGCCTTGCAATAGTTATTGGTGCAGTAGGTCTTGCAACGTATAAATACGGCAGCAATTTAAAAGTCATCAATGGTGAAATGGCTACAGTTGGTGACTATTCAGCTGTTGTCTGGAACAAGATGAAACAAGGATCAGAGTCTACCTTTAATCAGATTCGTGCTGGTTTTGGTACTTTGGTTATTGCAGGTGGAGTTGCACTTGAAAGTCTAGGTGTTAAGAATAAGACCACATGGCAAGATATAAAGGATTCTACGTATAATGGAACCAACACACTCCTGAACATTATTGCCAATTTGGCTGATGTGACACCTACTATACTTGCTACAATCCCATCTGCAGTAGGTTTATTAACTGCACAAGCAATGAACAAGATGATCGATCTTATTGAGGAAGCACTCAATTGGGTTAATCATAAAGTCATTGACATGTTCAATGTATTCAAATTTGAAAATGCACCAGATTGGATTAAAAAAGGTTTAGGACTTGAAGCACTTACTGGCCCACTCGATCGCAATACCCTTGACGTTAAGCTTGGACGATTGGATACTTCTGGCTTTGAAGAAGACCTTCGTAAGATGGATGAGCTTAACAAGGACTTCGAAGCACGCCTTCTTAAGAAGAGGGATGTACTTGGTGACTGGCGTAACGCTGCAAATGCTCGTGCTAATGGACGTATGCAACCTAACAGTCCCGACCGTACTAAAGATGACTATGTGGCTCCTGTTGATGTCGCACCTATGGTTCAGGAAACTGAACTTACTGAAAAGCAAGTTAAGGCACTGGAAAAGAAATTCCAGGCTATGCAAGACATTACTGACGAAATTACGCGTACACGTGAGGAGATTGTTGCCCTTGGTAGCGATCAGGCGACATTAAACAATCTTACAGCCGAATTCAAACGTCAGGATGAAGTTGAAAAATATGCCAAAGCGATGCGTAAGGCTGGTGTTGATACTGAATATGTAACTAAGGCAACAGCTGAACTATATGATTTATTGGCCAAGCGTGATGAACTTAAGAAGGCTCAAGAAGGCCTAATGAACTTTAGGGATACATTGGCTTCAGCGTTTGATAGCGTTGGTCAGTCAATTGTTGATGCAATGTTCTCTGGTGAGAATGCAGCTGAATCCCTGGCCAATGTATTCGAAAGTGTTGTCAAAGACATTCTTAAGTCATATGCACAGCTTGCTTGGATTAACCCACTTAAGAATTGGCTATTAGGTACTGATGAGCCTACATTGCAGGGTGGATTGCTTAAAAACCTTGGTAGTGTATTTGGTGGTGGAAGTCGAGATAAAGCTGCCTCCACAGTTGCACAATCTGCAGACGTTTGGGGCGGTTTGAGAGACGTATTCTCGTCAAGTGCTGCATCAAAGATTGCACAGCCAACTGCATCATCATTTGACTTTGCTGGGCTTACAAAAACGGGTATCAAGCTTTCTTCAGTATCTACACAAGGTTTGGTTGCTAAGGTTAGTGCACAATATGCAGATAGGTTCGATGGTCTCTTTAAAGACTTGACTGCAGCTGGATACAAGATCAATAGTCTTGGTGAAGGCGGTTATTCCTATCGTAATGTTGCAGGTTCAACAAACCTTTCCAAGCATTCATTTGGTGAGGCTGTTGACATTAATCCGAGAAGCAATCCTTGGAGTCATATCTTTAAGACAGATATGCCGTCTAATGTCAATGATATTGCTAAGAAGAATGGACTCACATGGGGTGGTACTTGGAATAAACCAGATACAATGCATTTCCAGGTTGACAAGAGTGTTGAAAAGACTGCGGTTGCAATGAATAAAGCAACGTCTGCAACAAACAGTCTTGCACAATCTGCAAATACATCGGCATCAGGTCTTGGAGATTTAGGTAAAGGATTAAGTAGCGTAAGTACTTCACTTATGACATCTGCACAGAATATGCTTAGTGCTCAAGGTGGTATGGGTGGAGGTGGATGGCTAGCTGGACTCGCTAATATGTTTGGTGGTCTTGGTGGTGCTATGAACTTTATGACTGGTATATCTCCAGGTATCACTGGTGTCATTATGGGTGGCGGTGGAGGTCTTTTTGCTAAGGGATCTGCATTTAAAAATGGTATGCCTGTTGTCACTCGTAAAACTCACTTCCCAATGGCAAATGGGAAAATGGGTACTATGGGTGAAAAAGGTCCAGAAGCAATTATGCCTCTTACACGTGATCAGCACGGTAAGTTAGGTATATCTATGGTTCAAGCACCTGCAATGTCTAAGCCGATGCAAGTTGATCAAGCATATAGTGGCTATGTAGCTAGAGAAGCTTCACAAGCTGGTACTTCTGCATATACACCATCATATACGCCAACTACTGGCAATGGATCAACTTCCCAAGATAGAGGCGGTACTAAGGTTCGCATTTATAACAATGTTGCCAAGGATGCACAGATTGAGGTTAAGGAAACAAAGAATAGCCGTGGTGAGCAGATGATCGATGTTGTAGTCAGCAAGATCTTCAAGAAGATTGCACGTGGTGATGCTGATCCAATGTTTGCAACACGCTATAACTTATTACCGCCAGCAAATAGGAGGGGCTAATGGCAATAGCAGTTTGGCCTGTAACACTACCACAGACACCTTTGTTGGATGGTCTATCTAACACGCGTGAAACATCAGTTCGTACCTTTAAGCCAGATGTTGGACGTCCGATCAGAAGTTCAGCATCTACCAAGTCATACGAAGTGTTTTCTATAACTATGCGGTTTGATGAAGCCCAATATACCATCTTTTGGGCATTCTGGGAAACAGACTTACAACATGGCTTATTACCATTCACTTTCAAACATCCCTTTACAGGGGTTTCGAAGACGGTGGAATTTGCAGGTGAGGAACCTCCAACAACTGACTTAGTTCCGCAGTCAAATATGAAATGGGATATGCGTGCTAACATTAGGATCTTATCATGAGTGTTGACCTAAGATCAGTCATTTCTAATCCTATTCTGGATACATACATAGTTATGATTGAAATTAAGCATCCTAACTTGCATGAGTCAATTAAGCTATGCACGAATAATGAGGATATTACTGCCCAAGGTTATAAATGGCTAGCTTGCCAGTTTTTGATTACCTTACCTACCCGCAATAACTCCCTTAGGACTGCACAGTTAACCGTACAAAATGTCGACTCACGTATTGCAGAGGCAGCTCAATCAATCAATACACCATGTACAGTCATGATTTCTATTGCACGTGCCGAGGATCCTGAAATATTTGATGTTGAATACCCACCGATGAAACTGTCAGAAATATCTGGCGATGCAATGTCGATTACAGGTGAGCTCACTAACCCATTTAGCAAGGATGAACCATATCCAAAAGTACGCACAACTAAATCAATAGCACCAGGATTATACACAGATGTCCTCGCAACCTATTAATGCAGTCAACTTTGACCAATTTATTATGGTCCCATTTAAAAGTCTTGGAAGAGACTATTCCGGATGTGATTGTTGGGGTCAGATCTATTTGGTATATCGTGACTTGTTAAATATAACGCTTGAGACTTACGAAGGTATTCCAGCAACTAACCTTAGGGAAGTATCAAGACTAATTGCACTACATAAGTTAACCTGGGAACGCGTTGAAGTCCCGCAAAAGTTCGACGTGGTCATTTTGAAAACACAAGCATCCGAGTCACTTGTATCCCATGTGGGAGTTATGATATCAAATACGCACCTGTTACATACCGAAGATAGAATAGGTGCAAGGATTGTTAAAGTAACTGATCCATTCATGGAAAAGCGTATTATAGAATACCGTAGGCATAGATTACTCCAGCATCAAAGGTTCTAAAATGTCAAAGCATCATAAGCCGAGTGAGTTTCGCAAGCTGGTCATTACTAGCTCGCCTTTACAGGCTCCTGTAATTATTGATGCTAAGCCAGGCATGAGCATTATGGAGATGGTTAAATCCGTAAAAGGATTACCTCCTCGTTTTTGGGATGAAGGAATTGTACTTATAAACGGCGAAGAAGTTCCAATGGAACGCTGGAAGTACATTAAGCCAAAAGAAACTACAATCATCCAACTCTGCTTACAGCATGCTGGTGGTAAGAAAGGTGGCCTTAAGAACATTCTTGCACTTGTTGCAGGTATTGTTTTGATGATTATCACTTCAGGTATTGCTGCCGGTGGTCTTGCATCACTTGGCTTATCTGGTTTTGGTGCAGGTACATTTGCTGCTCAGGCTGCTGCAGCGCTAGTTGGTATTGGTGGCCAGCTTCTTATCAAAGCGCTGTTTCCGCCTCCCACACCTCCTACGGCATCAAATGATACTGGCAATATTGAGCGCGCAGACATTCAAGATAACATTCTTGCAAAAGGTCAGACGCTCCCACGTATTGCAGGTACATTTAAGATTGCACTTCCATTGATGACTCAACCTTGGTCATATCTTCAGGGTCGTGATGAATTTGCAGAGGCTGTATATGCTCTGGCTGGTCCACATACTTTTGCCAGTCTTAAAGTTCGAGGCACTCCAATTGAGGACTTGGATGATATTGCATATACGATTGACGAAGGTGATCCATCATTACCTAGAACGCAGATGTTCACCAAGTATGCAAAGACTACACTTGCTAATACAGTTCTAACATCAGTACAGACTCGTGATGGTGATGCTGGCTATGTGCAGAATGAGCTTGTGCGTCAAGATAAGCCAAAAAACTCATTACCTACTTGGCATCGTTTTGTTACTGCTAAAGCTCCTGATGAAGTATATATACGTTTTACCTTATCATCACTTTATGATAGTGGTGCAGGTGACGTGGGGCAAATTGTTCAATTTCGACTCCGTATCCGCAAAGTAGGTGATACTGTTTGGAAAAATATTCCACAAATATTCTACATCTCCAAAACTCAGGCAACCTATCGTCGTGAAATCATCCTCAAGATGTATAAGCCCAGTGAAACAACTCGGTCGCCAGATAAAGTCACTATCAACTACTTTGATCCTATCTTAGCCAATGTACCAACAGTTACACGTGAACATTTTGTATCCAAGACAACTGATCCATACCAGTGGGAAATTACTTGTGGTGCATATCGCACTGTTGTTACTCTTGAAGGTATAATGGTTTATCTGGATGATGCTTATTTTGGTGACCAAAGTGCTTTCTGGGAATTTGAAATTAAGCGTTCGGCAATGAATGAGTTGACTGACTATGAAGTAGGTGGCTTAACAGGTGGACCTGCAATTGCTGCATCCAAGTTTGACATCGGTGGTGTTTTATATGTTATAGATCCATTTGATGGTTGGTATAGCACTACTAGCACATGGGCAATTAAGGAAAGTAACGAAGGTCAGTCGGATACAATCACGATCGATAAAATTACAAGTGTGTATTATGGATATGCATTTGATGTGAATGCTCCAATTGCAACCATTCAGGTTAAAGTTAAGAACTATGACTTTAGCCAGCTATCAGCACTTACTTCAGGTTTAGTACCAACTTATAATCCTTCTACAGGAAAGTGGGAAGGCCTTTCAACTTCAAGTAATCCGGCTGATCACCTTATGGAAATGTATGTGAACTCCCTCGGTTTGGGTGTTGATACTCTTGACCCTAAATACATTGACAATGATGTGTTTGTTGCTTGGCGAGATGCATGTACTACAAATGGATGGGAAATCAATACGGTATTGGATAGTTCATTCGCTGATGCTGAACGTATGATATGCTCATGCGGATTTGCACGTCCTGTTACAGATACCAAACTTGGTGTAGTGTTTGAACATGATACATCAGTTGAAACTGCAAAGCAGATGTTTACACCCCTGAATATTAGGGAGTTATCATTTAGTATTGCGTATACCAAACGTCCAATTGGATTCCGCATTGAATTCTACAATGAGGCTAATGACTATGAAAAGGACGAAGTTATTATCAATGATCCGTATGCAGTACCAGGTGATTCAACTGACTATGAAACATTGAACTATCCAGGTATCACTGATGTTGATAAGGTTGTGGAAAGAGCACTGTTTGACTTTGAACAGGCAAATAAGTCTATCAGGTATACATTCACTGTTGGCTTAGAGCATATTGCATCTAAACAGGGTGATCTTGCAATCCTATCGCATTATACAATCAATAACCAGGTTGATTACTTCTATGTTGTGGAAGTTATTGACTTGACTCACTTTAGAATTGACAGGACAACTAATCTAGTCACACCAGATGGTTTCTTTGATATACCTGAAGTATTCGCATATACAGATGTATTTACTGCTGGTCAGGCTGCTGGCGTGATCTCACGTTCACCTGCTGGAGCTTTAGATCCAATAACGGTTGTCCATAATGTTGTGACTTATGATTCGGTAACAAACATTATGGAGGTAAGTGATGCATCGATGATTGAGGTGGATGATATCATAATAATTGGCCCCTTGACCACCTCAACAAAAAGAGTTATAATATTAGACATAGAGCCCCAGGATCAAATGACGGCTCGCATCACATGCATGGACGAATAACCGCAGAGTTGGAGACCTCAAATGGTTGCTGATCGTACACCACCCACACTAATTAATACTCCTGGCGGTATTTCAGGCGAAGACTATGCCCAGGCTCTTTATGATGAATTGACTGCCCTTTGGAATTATGTTGGCGGAACGTTGACTTCTGTTGTAGGTACAAATACTGTTACAGCATCTGCTGCAGTTGCAATCACTGCATATACAGTTGGTCAAACCTTCTTATTTCAACCTGTTGCAACTAATTCTGGATCTATGACTATTAACATCAATAGTCTTGGTGCTAAGGGTCTGAAAGATTCTCTAGGCAATAACGTTCTTGCAGGTGATGTTGTCATCGGTAAGATGTATCAACTTGCATATGATGGAACTAACTTCCGCATTATTTCAAATAATACATTGGTTAGTACAACTATTGGCCGCTTGATTATGTCTCACGAGGTGGCAAACGCTACTATCGGTGGAGCAGCAACATCTGGTTCAGAACAGCTATATCCATGGGATAAGGTTTGTGAAAATTCTATTCCAGGTGCATCGACTGATCTTGTAGCAGAAACCTTTACATTACCTGCAGGTAAGTATGAGGGTGAATTTGTTGCAATGGTTGCCAACGTTGGTGAAGCATCTTTTAAGCTTTACAATGTTACTGATGCCATATATGAAGATTCTAACAATAGTATCTTCCTGAACAATTATGAAAACACTGCAAATAACCTTAACGCTGTTGTAGGTAAGATTGTATTAACACTTACAGCAACCAAAACCTTTAAGATCGTGTATAGAGTTGCTACAACCAGAGCAAATGGTCTTGGTATTGCAAATACACTCTATACAGACTCTGAACAATACGGCTTCTTATCAATTAGAGCAACTACCTCATCATCTGGCACAAATGGCAACACAATTATTGCATCAACTGGCGTTCCCAGTGGTGGTACTGGTGTTGATGGCGATTTAGCTATTGACGAGATTACAGGCTTCCTATATGAAAAGATTGGAGGCACTTGGACATATCAGGGAACACTTAAAGGCCCTGCAGCAATTCTTAACTGGCGTAATGGTGGTTGGATTTCAGGTACGCAGTATTATATCAATGATGGTGTTACCTATTTAGGTTCATCATATCGTTGTTATGCTAACGTTCTTGCCTCTGCAGCAGATGAGCCTGGTGCTGGTGCTTCTTGGCAGACATACTGGGAATTGGTTTCAGGTAATGTAGAGAATCCTATTGTCTATCGGTATGATACTTCAACTGCTGCAGCTGATCCTGGTGTGGGTAAATTTAGGTTCAATAATGCCACTAAAGCATCAGTGACTGCACTGTACATCGACAATAATGATATAACCAACACTGACATTAGTGCTTGGCTAGACACTATTGACGACTCCACAAATACAGCACATCGAGGTTCACTTATCTTTAGGAACGTATTGAATCCCAAGGAATATGCTATCTATAATGTCACAGGCAGTGTTGTTAACAGTACTGGCTATCGCACAATTACTTTGGCACATGTTGTTTCTGTAGGTACATGGACTGCTGATGAAGTATTCAACATTTCCTTTTCGCGCACTGGAAACTTGGGAGCTACAGGAGCAGTAGGTGCAACTGTAGGTGTAACATACAACTATTCTACAACAATTACAGATGCAGATCCAGGTGCTGGTGTCTTCAGACTGAACAGTTTAACTATTGCATCGGTTACTGCTGCATATATTGACAATGTTGATGCCTTCTCAAATGCTACTACTGCATGGTTGGATACCTTTGACGACTCTACCAATACAATTAAAGGTACATTGTTTATTAGGGGTATCTCCACTACTACAGCTTTTGCAGTCTTTGATGTTACTGGATCAGTTGTTGATGGTACTGGTTATCGTAAGTTAACTTTGGTACATAGAGCTAGTGGCGGTGTATGGACAAACGCTCAAACATTCTCAATGCAATTCTCACGTGCAGGTGATACTGGTTCAATTACATTACCAACTAGTGCAAATCCGACTCCAGTAACCGAAGGTCAGATTCAATGGGATAGTGATGATGACGTAATTGTTGTAGGTGATGGTGCAGCTCAAAAGATCTTTGCAGCATTACCTGCATCTATAGCAGTTGGCGACATTCTATACATGTCTGGAGCTAAGGTACTTTCTCGGCTTCCAAAAGGTACAGCCTTGCAGATGCTAAGGCAAAATTCAGCGCTGACTGCTCCTGAATGGGCTTCAGTCCGTGAGGTTCTAACTGCAAACCGGACCTATTATGTCAGGACAGACGGCAACAATTCAAACACTGGCTTAGTAAATAATGCTGGTGGTGCATTCCTCACTATTCAAAAGGCGCTTGATG